GACGACGAGGATGACGAGGACGGCGACGAGGCCGACGACGACGGGCGCGAACGCGATGGACGAGGGGAAGGCCATGCGACCCGCCGACCGTGCCACCGCTGCCACTCGTGCCGATGAGGCCACCCGTGCCGCCACCGCCACGAATGCCACGACAGCGGAGCGTGCCAATACGGCCGACACCGCCACCCGCGCGCAGAGTGCGCAAACAGCAGAGCACGCCACCACGGCAGCGACGGCCGACCGTGCAACCCATGCGACAGAAGCCGAAACGCTGCGCACGCCGAACTATTCGGACGGGCTGAACACCGGTGCGGGAGCGCGCATCGACGCGATGGGAAACGCGGAATTTCAGAGCATGGCGGTGCGCGGTTTCTTTCGCGCGGCCGAATATCAGATTAACCGCATCGCATTGAGCGAAGGCGACGTTTTCCACACGGAGAACGGATTGGTGAAAAGCGCCGAGCAACAACGCGACGGCCGTTGGAGGGTGGTGCTGCAAGAGCGCTTTCAAGGCGACGTGACGGGTTTCCGTGCCGGTGACATTCTACGCGGGGCTTACAATAGCGTAGGAACATCGGGCGGGGCTGCCGAAATTCGCACCTCGTGGCTGCGTGTTGAGGCGGTGGATGCTCAAGCGGGAACACTGACCGCGAGCCTTTATGCCGACAATCAGACACCCGAAGGCCGCAACGCGCCGCCCGTGCCGCTGATGCGCTTGGCACGCTGGGGCAACACGACCGACCCGGAGCGCCAGAGCCACATTGTGGAGAGCGCCACCGACGGCCGTATCGTGCGCCGTGTGAAGGTATCCGCCCCGATTGTCGACGGCACGCAGTCCGACGGCTTTGTGGTGGGCAAGTTGCCCGCGTGGTTGCGCGAACATTTCGGCGCGGCCGTGGCGGGTGCGTCGGACTACGTGTTCGCCCGCGGCATCATTACGCAAAACATTCTTCGCTACACGCCCGCAGGTCGTCCGTTAGCCGAACGTGTCGACCGCGGTTTGTGGTCGGCTTCGTCGCGCTACTTCTACGAGCAGCAGAACCCCCAAACGGGGGCTTTCGAGATTTCGCGCGTTTGGCACGAGGGTGCGCTCTACGAATTGGCACGCGGCGGCAACGGCAAAACCGCCCCCGCGGCAAACTCTACGCACTGGACGCTTATTCAAGCCAAGCCGAAGGACGGGAAAGACGGGGGGAATTACAAAACGAACCTAATAGATAATAGTTCTTTTCAGGAAGGAATAAAGGGGTGGGATTCCGAACAAATAAAGGGAGTCTTTGAAGACGGGCTATTTAGCCCGGTAGTAGGGACAAGGGCGATTAAGTTTGAAGTGAAAAGTTTGCGAGAACATGATTACGCCGGGATCTCTCAAAAACTTTCATCATACGATTTGCCACCGAATACAATTTGCACATTAAGCGTTTGGGTAAGAGCCACATCGGATTTAAGGCAAGCGGCAATTATCGTGGCACCCAATTTGGAATCGCGCCCCTGGGCTGGTAAAGACATCGTAAAAGGGCAAAAAGGGTGGCAGCGCAATGTCCTTAAATTTACGACGCCGCGAGACGTAGGGGGAAAGCCGATACGAGTCTACATGTTGCTCTTCAATCAAGAGGAGAACGCAACCGTCTGGTTCGCCGCCCCTAAGCTCGAAATCGGAGACACCCCCACCGAGTGGACAACATCGGAGAACGACCGAAAGGGCGAACGAGGCGCCGATGCCGAACCGACGCGCCCGAATCTGCTGGACGGCACCGATTTTCTGCAGCTCGGCCGTAAGGAGAGCGCCTGGAAGATCGGCACACACGGCGAAGAACCCGTTGCGGGACGCGCCAACATCAGCCTATTTTCTTCGGCCGTCGATGGTTGTGTGCCCGCGTTGTGCGCCATCAACCCCGGGACGAAGGAGGGCGAATATGCGCAGCTCTTCCAAAACGTGGGGCAACTCATTCCCGGACGCACCTACACGTTTTCGGCCTATGTGCGCGGGGCGGACGTGGCGTGGCTGATTGTCTACCCCACCCCCACGGAGCACTTCCACCCCACCACGGTGAAACAAGACGGCTGGACGCGTGTGTCGCTCACCTTCCGCGCCCCCGCGGTGCAAGACCCCGACGGCGTGCTGCTTCTGCTCCGCGCCTGGCACCGCGAAACGACGCCCCACACGGGCTACGCAAAGAGCGTGGTGTGGTGCGCCCCGAAGTTGGAGGAGGGGGAAGCCCCGACGCAGTGGTGCCCCTCGTTCAGAGACCAACGCGGCGCCGACGGAGCGCCCGGGGTGCGGGGTGCGGCGGTGCGACTGCTCGGAGACTACGACCGATTGGCCGACGGCACGGCCTTTGAGAGCGGACACGCGGGCGAGACCTATCTGGACGTGGTACAAGTGCGCCAAGGCGAGCAAGTGCAGTTCTACCAATGCAAACAACCCCACGCGAAGTCGGCGGACAAAGCCCCCGCGGCCGACTCGGAATGGTGGGAGCTCGGCACGTATCAGGGCTTCGTGGCTACGGACTTGCTGCTGGCGCGGCGTTCGCTCATCAAAAATTTACAGGTGGAGAACGTTGTCGGCCGCGATGAGCGGGGAAACGCAACCTTTGAACTCGACGCCGCGACGGGAACGGCCTACATCGGGGGCACGGCAACCTTTGCGGGCTTCATTCGTCGCCGCCCCGTGGTGATAACCCCCGAGAATTGGAAAGAATACGGGGGGGAAATGGGAAGAAACGGGGACATTTTCTATTTAAACCCGTTTGCCGTCGGCACATACGTCATCTTCCGCGGCGATTTCGGCGCGCTGAGGCCTACCATCGACACGAGTAATTTGCCCTTGGCCGAAGGCAAAGCAGAGCTCACGAACGATAACAGCCACCTAATGCGCTACTACGGCGCACAGTTTATGGTCTTCAACGACACCCCGACGTCGCTCTTCATCGGCGGTGTGAAGATCGACAAAAAAGGCACCGCCGTCTTCACCATGTTAGGCCGTAACAGAGAGAACCCCACGCTTTGGTGGAAAGGCGAACTCGTGGGGAGCTGGTGAAAAGCCCGCCCGCGACTCGCATTCCACCTCATTCATATAACCACACACAAAAACCAAACCTCTATGCAAGAAACCCTCATTCATTTTGCCGAACAGCATTTGTATCTTCACATCGTGCTCATCATTTTCTGCACCGCGGCAATACTGATCGCCATGGCGCTCGACCTCTTCTTCGGCATTCGCAAAGCCCACGAACGCGGACAACCCACGACGTCGCGGGGGCTGAAGATGACAAGCCGAAAGGCGGTGAAATACCTCGTCCCGTTTCTCGTGCTCTCGCTTATCGACATCATCGGCTCCCCGCTCTGCGCCGCGCCTTACTTCTCGATGGGCTGGGCGGCCTGGTGCGTGCTGTGCGAATTTTGGAGCATTCGGGAGAAGGCTTGGGAGAAAGAGGAAATCGAACGCCAAGACAGAACCGTGCAAGCCATCATTTCGGAGCACGACCTTTCGAAGATGGCGCAGAAGTTTGCCGTCGCCGTCTTCGATGAGGCCAAAAACCGCGACATCGTCCCCGCGGAGAAAACACAGACGGACGAGAATCAAGAACCCGAAAACGCAAAACAATGACCATGAGCGACGTATCACACACCCAAAAGCCCGAAAACGTGGACACGAGAGAACAAAAAACAACAGATCGGGAGCCGTCGGTTGCCAAATCCGCAAGCACGGCAGTCGACCACCCCGCACACTACAACCACGGCGGCGCGGAATGTATCGACGTGGCGCGCGGAATGCCCTTTTGCCTGGGCAACGCGCTGAAATACGTTTGGCGCTGCGGACACAAACACGACGGCACGCTCGAAGGAGCGCGGCGCAAAGCCGTAGAAGACGCGCAAAAGGCCGTCTGGTATCTGAATGAGTTTATCAAAGACGCCGAAGCGGGCGCGATGGACTCATTCCTCGAATTGAAAGCGACGGCACAAGGGAGCGGGGCTCCCGCGCTTCTCGACATTCCCCTCAAACGAAACCTCTAAATCACACAGAAATGAGAATCCTCCTACAACGCCACGCCCTGAAGGCGGGCTACACCATCGGACGAATGGAAATCAACGGCCGATATTTTTGCGACACGCTCGAAGACACCGACCGCGGTTTGCGCGAAAGCATGACAGAAGACGAAATCGCCGCCCTCAAAGTGAAAGGCGCAACGGCGATTCCCACCGGCACGTATCGCATCGACATGCAGACACGTTCGCCGCGTTTCGGGCGCGTCCTCCCGCGTCTTGTCAGTGTGAAGGGATACGCGGGCGTACTGATCCACAGCGGCAACACGGCCGACGACACCGAGGGCTGCATCTTGGTGGGCGAAAACCGCGAACGGGGCAAAGTGCTCAACAGTCGCGACACGTTGGAGCACCTGCTCGCCTTTCTCCGCGCGGCGCAGGCCGAGGGCGAAGAAATAGAACTTACCATCACCCGCGCCGGCGCCTCTTCCAACTAACTAGAAAAACTCGGCAGTTCAACGCACCGCGGGTAATTCTTTCCAATTTCGCGACGATTGGAAAGAATCGGACGCCAAAACGGGGAAATTCTCCCCAAATCGCGCCGAAAATGCTCCAATGCTTTCCAATTATTTCCATTTTGGAAAGAATTGCCCGCGGGGCGTTCAATGTTCACCTCCTCAAATTCCACCTTCTCGATGAATTACAACCACCGAAAACCTCCTCCCGACCCCTGGGCGTTGTACGTCCTGGCGGCCGTCAGCGCGCTGTGCTTTGCCGTTGTGCTGAGTATGCTCACGGGCTGCACGACAACGCGCACCGTCGAACGCATAACCGTTCACCGCGACACGCTCCACGTTGTGAGCCACGACACCCTCCGCGAACTGCGCACCGTGCGCGATAGCGTTTTTCTCCACGACAGCGTCTATTTTGAGGGCGCTACGCTTGTGAAAGAGCGCACCCGCGACCGCTGGCACGTTCGCTGCGACACGGTCTGGCGTTCGCGCGTGGACACCGTTCGCGCGGCTTCGCACCACACCGACACGCGCAACGAGAAGAAGACGACGCACAGCGGTTTCCTCTGGCCGCCGTTGTCGCTGATCGTCTTTCTTGCTGTGTTCGGCCTGATAGGCTACGCGCTGAAACGCAGAACGTAGACGAAAACGCCCCGCTGCTCGTGTATTGAGCGGCGGGGCGTATTATTTAGCGGCGGCCGTAGAAGGCAAAATCAATTACACGCCGGTTAGCTTCGTCCACTTTTGAGCGGTTGTTTTTGATATAGATGGAAGTAACCGCCGCGCCGGTTCCGCGGCTGTGTCCTAATGCTCGGCTGATAATGTCGTCTGGAATATCAAGCTCGGCCGCATAGGTCGCCCACGAGTGCCGCGCCCAGTACCAAGTCAAGTCCGGTTCGATTATTCCCATGTCGTCGCGTAGTTTCTTCAAATACCGGCTGTTGTTTTCGTAAAAGGGGCGAAAGCCTTTATCTTTTCCCCAGTCCAAGACGGACGGTAAAAGCGCCAAAGCTTCAGGCTCTACCTTTACACTGTAGAGACGTCCGGTTTTCGCGCGCCTGTATTCCAATCTTCCTTTATCGATATCCTTGGAAGATATTTCAAATAAGTCTCGGGGGTTCATCCCTATGAAGCAAAAAGAAAGAAGGAACAAGTCGCGCGCCTTCATTGCCGAAGCCCTTCCTTTGTAACGCACAATTCGCTGGAAATCTTCAATGTCGAGCGCTCGTTTTTTTGTTTCTTGATAGCGTGGTAGCCTGAAACGACGGAACGGGTCGTGTGTGATAAGCTCGTCGTCGTAGGCTACATTAAGGACATGGCGTAACCTAGAGAGGTACTGACGTTGCGTGTTTGGACTTACTCCTTCTTTGTCGAGAAAAGCGATGAACTCGCGCAACCATTGTTTTGTGATGTCTTCAAAAGTCAACTTCTCCACGTCGCAGAAGCGGCGTATGCTATTGAGGGCTGCGAAATAAGTTCTTTTCGTTCCGAAGTTTTTTTCTCCTTTCTTCGAATCCTGCACACGCTCGAAAAAATCCAAGAACGTTTGTTTGTTCTCCGTGGGTTTTTCCAACTCCATATTTTCAAGCATCTGGCGTATTTGGGAATTGGTTAGCCGTTTAATCATTCCGCGTTCTACTAACTCTAACATTCGATTGCGGACACGCGCAAGGATCGACTGTAACGCGGAATTAATTTGCCGCGCTTGCTTCCCGATGCATAGCATCGTTCTTTCGTCCCAATCCTCCTCCCGAACATAGATGTCAGTAGAAAGGTACAAGCCGGTTCCGTAACCGACGCTAATTTTTAATGGATACGTACCTTCCTTTGTGGCACGTCGTTTGTCTAACTTGATCTTGGTGTTTGCCATCGTGTATCAGTTTTTTCTTGCAATGAGTTTGCAAAGTAATAATCTATTTTGGTGCTTTTTGGTGCACAATGAGACATTCTACGCGTGTGAAATCCTATTCTAAAAGCCTCGAAATCAACCGTATCGCAAAGGTTATCAGCAGATTAGGAGAAGAGCTATCGTACTTCGCACACGAAGATACGAACTTCGGCGTCGAGAAGACCGCAGAATGCAGTTTTTCTCAACTTTTTTGGTCGAAAGCTTGCAAGATTGGGGAGTATTGCCTACTTTTGCACTGCGTTTGACAAACAAACGCCCTCCTTGGAAGGTTGGGTGAGTGGCTGAAACCACCAGTTTGCTAAACTGACGTACGGGTTACCGTACCGGGGGTTCGAATCCCCCACCTTCCGCACCTCGGTGCCTTCATCTAATGGTTAGGATACATGCCTCTCACGCATGACATACGGGTTCGATTCCCGTAGGCACTACCCAAGGAACCCAAACAGAAAAGTAAGTTCTCCGCAGAGGACTTACTTTTTTTCGTTTTGGCCCACTTCCTCCACCCCGCACTAACTCTTTCCACTTTTCAAACACAGGATCATGGAAACCTATCGCATCGCCGTTGCCGGTACCGGCTATGTCGGCCTGAGCATCGCCACCCTTTTGGCACAACACCACGAAGTAACTGCCGTGGACGTCGTGGCCGAGAAAGTCGACATGGTAAATCGCCGACAATCACCCATTCAAGATGAGTATATCGAGCGCTATCTCGCCGAAAAACCGCTTCAACTCACCGCCACCCTCGACGGAGCAAAAGCTTATGCGGAAGCAGACTTCGTAGTGGTCGCTGCTCCGACGAACTACGACGTGCATCGCAACTTTTTCGACACCTCGGCCGTCGAAAGCGTGGTGCGCGAAGTGATGAGCGTCAATGATCGCGCCATCATTATAATCAAAAGTACTATTCCCGTAGGCTACACCGCGCAACTGAGTCAACGCCTCAACTGCCGCAACCTCCTGTTCTCCCCCGAATTTCTGCGCGAAAGCAAAGCCCTCTACGACAACCTCTATCCCTCGCGCATCATCGTGGGACGCCCCGAAGGCGACGCACACCTCGACGAAGCCGCCCACACCTTTGCTGCCCTCCTTCAACAGGGCGCGCTCAAGCCCGACATCGACACCCTTTTCATGGGCACCACCGAAGCCGAGGCCGTGAAACTTTTCGCCAACACCTACCTCGCCTTGCGCGTCAGCTACTTCAACGAGCTCGACACCTACGCCGAGATGAAAGGCCTCGACACCCAGCAAATCATCGACGGAGTGTGTCTCGACCCCCGCATCGGCGACATGTACAACAACCCCTCGTTCGGCTACGGCGGCTACTGCCTGCCGAAGGACACCAAGCAACTCTTGGCCAACTACCAGGACGTGCCGCAAAACCTCGTGCGCGCCATCGTCGACTCCAACGCCACGCGCAAAGACTTCATTGCCGACCGCGTGCTGAAAATGGCCGGTTACTACGACTACGACCACAACGGCGACTTCTGCCCCTCGGCCGAACGCCCGTGCGTCATCGGCGTTTTCCGCCTCACCATGAAGTCGAACTCCGACAACTTCCGCCAAAGTTCGATCCAAGGCGTGATGAAGCGCATCAAAGCCAAAGGCGCCACCGTCATCATCTACGAACCCACGCTCCAAGACGGCGAAACCTTCTTCGGTAGCCGCGTGGTGAACGACCTCGACGCCTTCAAAGCCCAAGCCCAAGCCATCATCGCCAACCGCTACGACGCCCAGTTGGACGATGTGCAAGAAAAGGTGTACACGCGCGACCTCTTCCGTCGAGATTAACGCCCGGTCTACAAGCCCAACCTCCCGAGACTCTCCCAACTCGGGGCGAAATCTCAAAAAACGCCCCCTCTGCATCAAAAAAACGGGGAGAAAACTTGGTCAATTACGCAGAAGTGCGTAATTTTGCACCCGTAACGAGGAAACAATGCAATTGCATTTGCACTCTTAGCTCAGTTGGTAGAGCAACTGACTCTTAATCAGTGGGTCCAGGGTTCGAACCCCTGAGAGTGTACTCCATTGCATCCGGCGTTACTACGTTGCACTCTTAGCTCAGTTGGTAGAGCAACTGACTCTTAATCAGCCAACCTATGCTGCCAAAGCCGCGCCGAAAAAAAAAGCGGCCACCAAAAAAATGGGGTCCCGCTTCTTTTTTGCGCAAAATTCGCTACGGAAACAAGAAGACTCACCACGATCGTAAGGAAATAAGGAGCATACAAACGCTTTTCCGGACATTCCCATTTAGTCCTATCGGGGCACGTTTGCCCTTCGGGCTGAAAACGATGAAACAACAAGAAGGCCGCATCAAAATCTATTAAGTTTTGACGCGGCCTCGTTTGTTGATGTGCGATCTTACCTTATTTGTAGGTAAAAGAGGCGAGCAGTGGCTAACCTTGCGGGCGAATCCACTGCAAGATTGTGGGATCTTTGAGCTTACTATCCTCGGCAAGGAGCACCACTTTGGAAAGAATTTCCACCGTCTTGGGATCTTCGTCCATGAAGGGCAGATAAAGTCGACCGCGGTGCTGACCGTGCACCGGAATGATGGGGATCTCCGTGCCACCTTCCTGGCGAACCAAACCGGAACCTAGATGCACCGTATAGTTAGCCAAGGTGCCTTTGATGTGAACATGATTACCGTTTACGCTGACATTGGGCAACTTCATCAGCTCAGCAGTACAGCGCACGATAGCAGCGCGGAGCTCTTTCGTGCTTTGTCCGGTTTCGGGATCTACCCCTCCCACAAAAGCAATGCTCACCACCATATCCACATCACGCATCACCTCACTATACAGCACCGGATCCAGGTCAGCTATGTGGAGAGGGGGCGCGTCGGGCACATAACGGCTGCGAGAGAAACATACATATTCGATGGCCGGCGCCTCAACATCCGAAGGCGAGAACCAATCGGCTTGGGCATAGAGCGAAACACAAATGCCTTGCGCGAGAAACACCTTCTGCAATCCGTCCTCATAACTTGCCGTCCAGCCTCGAGAACGCAGGGCGGCAGCAGCTTGTTTCACCTGAATTTGGTAGCCGCTATACCGACGCGACTCGCTCAGTTCGGCCTCTTCGGCGGTGGGCACGTAGAGTTCACGGAACACTTGCTTGAAAGGCTGTACCAGCTTCTCGGCAAAGAGGTGAGATTGCCATTGAGTCCACAGTCCAGCTGCGTTGAAATCTACGGGGTGCGCGAGAAGAAGCGGCGATTTGCCGTACTTTTTCACCCCATCCAACGTCGCTAGTCCTTCGACGGTGGGAAGTCCGAACTGCTGATTTTGGAGCAACACGAGCTTTTTGAACATCGGACTCACCACGGGATTGGAGAGAATGGCGCGCACATCGTCCACAGCCAGCGGAGTGCGGCGCTGCATCATGTCTTCCATGAGGAAACGCGCACGCTGATGTTGCGCTTTCCACGCCTTGCTCACCTCGGCAATCTCCAGATATTGCGGATGCTTTTTGAGTTTGGCCGGAACACTCTTGAGCAACTTCTTGTCTTTGAGGATTTGCAACGTATTACTGCCGTCGTCGTTGAGGGAGATGATGCAGGAATATCCCTCGATGTCGATGCCTTCAAGGTAGCCGGCCGCACTTTCCACTTGCAAGGCTTCCATGCGCCACGTGAGTTGCACGGGATCGGCAAAGCCTGCTCCGCGAGAAAGGTTGAGAAGGGCAACCTCCGACACCCGTTTTTCAGAGGCTTGTCGCTGTGCTCCGAACTGCTTCGACTCCTTGAGAAACTGCTGAATGCGCAGATAGCGACGCTGGATGGCCGTCTCATCGCGATCGGTGAGCAATCCCAACGCACACACCGCATCTTTGTTGCGCTTCTCTTGAATTTGCGTGAGCAGTTCCTGCTCCGAAACATGGCCTTGAACGACGTCGGCGTAACGACGCGCTCGCGTGTGGACAGCCCCGCTTCCGATGTATCGGGCAGCTTTGTAGCAGATGTCAAAACGCTTTTCCCCGATTTCTTTCAGCGCTTGGCGGAAGAGCGACTCGTCGAACGCCCCATCGGCGAGATCCTGCGGGTCGAGCTCCGTGTAACGCGCGATGAGCGCCTTCTTTTCGTCATTGCCCATCTCGCGTGCATGGGCAATGAAATAGTAATAAGCCGTGCGGAATCCCGGCCAGTCCAGACGTTGTTCCACGAGATCGAGCCATTGCGGGGCGAAAAATGCGAGTTCCACGAGAAGCTCTTCCGAGATGTCAGCCAACATATCGGGCGTGTCGGTGGGAAGCGGGTAACAACTGGTGGCCAAACTGCTGAGGATGGAGCGACGTTCAGTGCCGTAGATTTCGAGTTTGAGGTGATCTTTGCGCAGCGCCCTCATGATGCGCGCCACACGCTCGGCCCCTTTGAGCACCAAGACATAGCGGAAACTATGAAAGGCTTCGGTGGCTTCGGTGGGCGCATTGCGACGTTGCAGTTCGATTTCAAAGAGATGATTGATATATCGATCCACCAAATCGCGAGCGCGCTGGGTGTGGCAAATGGGATCTACCGCGCGACGCGCATATTTCTCCATTTCTTCCACCTTTTTCAGGCTCAGTGCTCCACTGCGATGCTCATAGGCCAGATCCATCATCGCCCGCAAGCCGCGGAAAGTCTCATATTCCATCTGTGTGAACAGCTGGTCTTCGCTGATGACTCCATGCGCAAGCAGGTGCAGCAGGACTGCCGTCGAAAGTTTGTAGACCTCTTCCCAATCTGCTTGGCGGGCCGGCTCTCCCCATCGGCGATAGAACGCGAGCACCATCGGGGCAACGTGGTCAAACTCCCCCTGCATGTTCGATTCGCACACATGGAGGGTGTGCCTCAACGGGAATCCATAGGAGATGGGATGGACTTCGTCCTTGCGATAGATGTAGGTTTCCACGTAAGTCTCTTGCGTGCCATACCAATAACACAGTTGGCAAATCGTGTAGGCGTAGGAGAACACCAAGTCGGGGCGGCGCTTCTTCACCGTGCGCTGCAGCGCCATCGTCAAACTCTCGAACTTCCAGGCGTGCGGCCACTGCACTCTATCGCCCTTATTGGTCAGCGGATAGCCCTCCAAAGGCAAGGGCAGCACATCCGTTCGGTCGTAGAGCATGAGATAGCGCATCATCAAGTCGAGACCCAAGGCTTTTTCGTCGGTGATGTCGTGTCGTTCCAGAAATTCACCCCAGAGTTCCGGGTGAGGCATCTGCTCCAGCTCCATGTCGTTGGCCACTTCAAACGAGCCTTCGTCGAGCGTTTGCGTCACGCCCCATTTGTTCTTGTAAGTGAGCGTTTTGTTGTCCTCGATGATTTGGGCAAAATCATCGTAGAGTGCCTTGATGTCTTCCTCCGTATAGGGGAAGAGCTTGGATAAATCTAATTGCGGTTGGTTGGTTTCCCGTGAGGGGCTTTGGTCAGGTAAGGCCTTTTGCTCCGCCTTTATCGACACCCACTGCGAAACAGGGCTGGCGGCGAAGCGCTCGGCGTCAGCAAATGGGTTTTCAAAGGGGAGTTCTGGCATCTCGGTGGGGGTGAACAAGCCAAAACGCAGCCCACTTTCGCCTGCTCCGGCATTCACCGCCGAGGCTGCGCCTTGCGCATCGCTCCCCTCGGCGCTTTTCTTTTCGGGCTCGGTCACTTCCCCAAACTTCTCGCGCAAAATGGCACTCCCCTCACGGAGTTCCACAAGACAATCGGCGATGTAGTCACTTTTCGTGCGCTGCAATCGCTCATAAGCCCCCACGAGAATGTCGTCAGGCTGCGTGAGCAGCAACTGGACAGCGCGTTGGCGCGTGGTGGAGACCTTGGACTTAAACTTGGCGTCCAGGGACTTGATTTCCTTCTCCGTGAATTGTTCGCGCAAGAACGCCTCGCGAAAGACGAGGAAGAGGGAGTCGTTCTCAAAATTCAAGGCATTGCGCAAAAGAAATCCGCGACGCGCCTCGGGCGTTCCCGTCGGAAGCACTTGAGAAAAGAAGAAATCTCGGTAGGCGTCTTCGCCCGCATCGGCATAATAGGAGGAGAAGATATGGATACTCCACGAGGGGATCTTCTGCGCGAGGAAGTCATCCAGCGCTTCTTGCGTATGGAGGAGCAAAGACACCATATATAATGCATTGATGACCGTGCCGCGCGAGAAACTGATGTTGAACCACTCGAAACCGGGATGGACCACTTTGTTCTCCGCTTTGAGCGTGGGCAACCAATCCAAGATCATTCGGTGCACTTTCTCCAAGGCCTCGCGTTGGCTCTCGCTGAGTTCGGGTGCTTTTCCCGTTTCGATGAGCCCGTCCAACAGGTCTTTTCCGCTCAACTCGTCAGCAAGGTAGGCACGAAAAGCGGGTTCTTCCAATCGGGGCACAAAGATATCGAGATGTTCCAACACGTTATAGTGCCGATCTCTCATATTGACACGCGCAAAATACCACAGAGCAGCCACCGTAAGTTGCGCGGGCTTGTCACTCTCGAGGAGTGATTCGGCCTCGGCAAAGGCCACTTGCGCATCGATTCCTCCGGCAGTGTAGAGCGCAACGTAAGCTTCCAGCGGATTTTGGCCCGCATAGGCGGCAGCGCGCTCCTCGGGGTGCTCGAGATACCGGCAGATGGCGTGGAAAACGGTGGCAATGTCCTTGTCTTCGATCTGCTCGTAGCCGAGTCCACACCAGGTTTGCACCGCGCGACGCACGGAGCTGTAGCGCAAGAGCCCCTCTTCGTCGATGACCTTCAGGAGTTTGCGGTAGAACTTGATGTTGTAGGAGTCGCCGCTCTCCACAATGACTTGGCGCAACCCCTCTTGCAACTTGGCCGCTTTCAGCAGATCGATCAGCGCATCGTGGAGCGCTTCGTTCTCAGTGCGCTCAACCGCACAGACCAATTCCCGCGACAAGATGCCCACATTGTTTTCTGAAACGAAAACTTCCTTGGTGGCCGCGATGACGTCGGCATTTCCTTGCCGTATGGCCGCTGCGATGAATGCACTGTAATCGACACTATAGAACTGCATGTGAACCATCGTGTGCCGATTGCGCACAAGATCATCTAAACTTGCACCATGCAGCGCTATCATCAAGGCAGCGGCCACATATTCTCTCACGCCGAAAGCTGTCAACTCCCCGGAATTCGACAAACGGAAACGATAAATGCCTCGCATGTCGCTCTTCGTCTCACGATAGTCCAGGAGATAGGAGAGCAGTTCGCTGAGCCACGAAGGCAAAAGATGGGGGAGGTGATAACCCGCTTGGAGGAGTTGCGAGTGTTCCAAAGAATCCATGGGTAGTTTTTCCAAAGCTTTGTTGAGCTTCATCGAAGGAAGATTCGACAAATCTCTGGATTCGGCCACGGCATACAGCACTTTTTCGACCTTGTTCAAGGCATTGACATCGATTTGTGCCAAATAGTCGCGTTTGAATTGTTCTGCTTGTTCCGGAGTGCGCATGATATAAGGTGTTAGAACGTTAGAGGATAGCCACTTAACGCCGGATATCGGACGTGTTACGTTGGAAATAAAAGAATGTTGGGAAGCGGTCGGACCAACCGCCCTTGTCCCGCTCACCACATCAGACCGGTGAGCAACGTGAGACGAAGAAAAACGACTTCACTGCCCTCTTTCAGAGCGAGGGGTGCATCGAGATCAGTCACTTCGCCCGCATCAACGAAGATGCGCACCAATCCGTCGGCAAAAGCCCGGAGCATCACTTGAAGTGCTCGGTCGGGTGTGTCGTTGTTTTGCCCATAACGCTCGGCGAATTTCACGCGCCCCTCCACGGCTTGTGCCGCGATTTCCTCCTCCGTGAGGGGAAGGTCGGCAGCCACTGCTTGGGCTTCACGAAGCCCATGAAGGGTGAACGCGGTGAGCAATTGCCGCAACGTGCCCGGGGTCTCATCAAAAGTGAAAGGATGTCGCCCCAATTCTTTGCGACTTCCGCTGCGTTTGCGAATGAAATAGATGTTCATAGACTTAAAACCGAAATGCGGAGGGTTTACTTCCTCGGAGGAAACTGAGGTGGTGGTGGAAAGGAAACGGAAGCGCTGCAT